CAACAATCAGCAATGAATAGAATTGTAGGTGCGCATGAAGCAATGGTTAGTGGCTTGTCTAGTTTAAACAATGAGTTAAAAGAAGATGATAAACTAACATGGGAAAAGGTGAAAGAGAATCAAACGAATGCGATTGCAAAGACAGCAGAATTTGCAGATTTATATGGACAATTAATTAATTCAGGAGTAGGAGAAAGCTACTTGAATGCAATCGGAGCCACAGGACCCGAATCACTTCCACTGCTAAGAGGAATGTTGCAGGGGGGAATTGATGAAGTACGTGCATCAGAAGCTGAATGGTATGCTGCATCAAATGATGTCGCTGGAGAGTTTGTAAGTGGACTGGATATGACAGAAGAGGCATCGGCAGTGGTGTTAGAAGCTATTACAGGTTCGTCGGGAGTTTTGAGAACTATGAACTCAGCAATCAGTGCAGCAGATTTTAGTGCATCTGGAAAGTCTGTCATTACTGAAATGGCAAATGGAGTGGAAACGGGGGGAGCGATTCTTTCACAATCAACTACAAATATTATTGATGGGGCAATGAATGCAGCGGCAAGCGCAGGTATTAAGTGGGAAGATATCGGTAAAGATGGAATGGACGGTCTGCATGTTGGAATGATTGCGAGGGCTAATGGAATATCGATAACGGCAGCCCAAATTATTCTAGATGGTATTAAGGCTGCAAAAGAGGCACAAGATTCTCATTCTCCATCAAAAGTATATGAGGAATTAGGAACGAATGCGATTGACGGATATGCTCTAGGTATAAAGGGGAAACAAGGTGCGCTTGATTCTGCGATTACAGGTGCAATTAAAACGGCAATGGAAGCAGCAACAAAAGCAACACAGTCTGGCATTAAAGCCATGTCTAACATATCAACGAGTTCATTTATGCAGATGGCGACAAAAGCGAAAACAGGAATGAGTGCAATGTCACAAGCGATTACTGGTGGAATGAAAACATCTCGAAGTGTAATGCAAAGTGGTATGAATGCGAATGTACAGTTGACGACAACATCTATGCAAAGAATGAGAACAGTAACACACACGGGAATGTCTGCTAATACTCAAGTTGTCACGTCGGGTATGCGAACGATGCAATCTGCGACTACAAGTGGCATGTCGGCGCTGACAAGAGCAGTTCAAGTGGGTATGAACAGTTCGCAAAATGCGGTACGCTCTAGCATATCTACAATGAATGCGATTGTTTCGAATTTGCAAAGTGGCTTTTATTCTAGTGGGGTTTATGCTTCGCAAGGATTAGCACGAGGAATTGATGCGGGGGTAAATTCTGCAATGGCAGCAGCGAGAAGAGTTGCAAATTCTGTAGCAACAACAATGCGAAATTCTTTGAAAATACATTCTCCATCTAGAGTAACAGAGGAGATAGGGGAATTTACAGCAGAGGGTGTAGAAGTTGGTATGCTTAATCGCTTGCAGAATGTTAAAGCAGTAGCAGATAGAATTGTAGATGCAATGTTGCCACAAGAAAGCATATCTAGCAGGATAGCATACGCAGGGTATACACCATCATCTGTAAGTATGGAGAATACGTTTAGTTCAAGTGCAACATATACGATTGTTGTACCTGTTGAAATTGATGGGCGAGAAACAGCAAGAGTAATAGCTCCATTTGCGCAGGAAGAAATAGAAAAAGCACAGCGCAGAAACAATAGAATGCAAGGAAGGAGATAAGAGGGCATGTATAATTTTACAAATACAAATGGGTCGCAGAGTGGCACAAGCTTACCCTCTGAAGCTCTTAATGTTAATGGAACATGGATTGAGTATGAAGTACCAGGCTACCAAACGCTTGGAGTATCGGGTAGGGAACTAAGCGAAAATGAGATAAGCGATATTCAAATTGGTTCATCTAGTGGTGGTAGATTTCAAAGTGCAAGGATACCAAGTAGAATCTTGACAATCCACTATCAGTTGGTTACCGATTCAGCAGGAGAATTTAGGAATGCATTTAATAAATTGAATCAACTATTGAGAGCTGAGCAAGCATGTTTGATTTTTCATGATGAGCTGGATAAATTTTTTATAGGAACTAAAAGCAGTGCAGGTCAAGTTCCACAAGGAACGAATAAAATTATTAGTGAGTTTGATATTTATTGTACTGATCCTTTTAAGTATTCGGTCAATAAATATGTAGCATCTCTTGTAGACGATACATTTCTAATTAATTACGATGGAACTGAAAAGTCATATCCTATACTAGAGGTGAAGATGAATGGTGAAAATGGATTCGTGGGTTTTGTTAATCAAGATGGTGCAATTTTACAGTTTGGCAATCCAGACGAGGTTGATAGAGAGCAACTTGAAAAATCACAAACGTTAATATATGAGGCGTTCTTTACTTCGTCAGATTTGGCAGGGTGGACATTAAACAATGCAACGATTGTTCGTACTTTTAGTCCCCATGTTCAAGTTGGCAGTGTTGCTGTAAATCCAGATGATGATACAAGGTTAGGGTTTTTATCTCCAAGCAACTATGGGACAGGTGAGCATTGGCATGGACCATCGATTACAAAAAAACTTCCACCCGACAAAAACGGTCATGTGGGTGCGAGAAATTTCACGCTTTCATGGGTACATTATTTTGCGATTTATGATAATAGTAATATGGGAGTTATTCAGTTTTTACTCACGGATAAGAACAGGAAGAATGTTGCTTCAATGGTGTTCTTTAAAAACCAAACGACAAATGCAGGACATTTTGATTTGTATGCGCAGGGAAAGGTGCTTAGACAACCAAGCGCATTGCCACATCTTTGGACTGAAAATGAAGTAACGGGAAGAACGAAAGGGCGCTCGAGTATTTCTAAGTTTGAAGATGAACTTACTTTTAAAGTGGGGAGTCAGACGTACAGCTTTGTTGTTCCAGAAATCAAGGATATAGAAGTAACAGAAGTCAGCGTGTACTTTGGGCAATGGAGTAATCAACGGCAAATGTCGGCGAATGTGCTACGTTCTATACGTTTCGATACTCATAGCGTTACAACGTGGAATGACATACCTAATAAATTTCAAAATGATGATGTTTTAGCGATAGAATGTGAAAAGGGTGAGGTAAGAGTAAATGAAGTTGTGCAACATGGGCTTGGTGCACTTGGAAATGATTGGGAGAAGTTCTTTTTAACGCCTGGCGTAAATCAGATACAGTGTCTGAACTCTGAGTGGGCAAATCGTCCCAATTTTAATTTGAGTTATAGAAAGGTGTGGTTGTAGTGATTATATATTTTACAGATAGAAGAATGAATATACTAGGGCAAGCGAGTACAGATTTACCACAAGGGCTTGTATTTAGTGATGATGTTAAAACTGAGGAAATAAGTGTAGGTGTAAAGAGCTTTCAGTGTAGAATGCCTTACACAGAGGAAACAAGAAAAGAAGTTGAATCTGTTACAGGGGTAGGGAATTATCTTTTAATGCAAGATGGAGACGAATCTAGTTTTTATACAATTATTGAAACGGAAAATGATACAGCTACAGGGGAGGTTTACATTCTTGCAGAAGATGCAGGAATGGATTTGCTGAATGAAATCAATCCAGCGTATGAGGTAGATAAAGCATATCCTATTTCGCATTATATTAATTATTTCGCAGTAGACACGGGTTTTGAAATTGGAGTGAATGAGGTTAGCAATTTGAGTCGGAAGTTGTCTTGGGAGGGGGAGGCCACAACAACAGCGAGAATTTTATCAGTGGGCACGCAGTTTGATGCTGAAATATCGTATTCGTTTGTGATTGAGAATATGAGGGTGACAAAGAAGTTTATCAACGTATATAAACAACGTGGCAAAGATATTGGTGTAGAGTTAAGGCTTAATAGGGATATTAATCGTATACGAACATCGAAATCAATAGCAAATCTTGCAACGGGGTTGTTGGTGAAAGGCGGAACGCCAGAGGGAGAAGACGCGCCAATTACTTTAAATGGCTTTTCTTATGATGATGGGCGTTTTTGGGTAGCAGGTTCATATTTGTTTGACAGAGAATCTAATGCAATTTGGAGCCGATACCTAATGAACCAAGAAGAAGGGAACAGCCATATTGTGCAACCATTTTCTTATGATACATTAAGCAAGTCGGAACTATGCAATAGAGCAGTTTCAAGACTTGAAAGACTATCGCAAATTGAAGTGAACTATGAAGTGGATATATCAATTCTTCCAGCTAATATACGAATTGGTGATACGATTCGTATTGTAGATGATAATGGCGAACTGTATTTATCTGCTAGAGTGTTAAAGATGGAAACATCTAAGTCGAAAAATGAGGCAAAAGCAACTCTTGGTAATTATCTTATACAAGATAGTGGTATATCGCAAAGACTAGAAGAATTAGCAGAAGAGTTTAAAAGTATAGCAAAAGCAAGACCTCTATATACGTGGATTGTATATGCAGATACGCAGGCAGGGAATGGAATCAGTTTAAGTCCTACTAATAAAAAGTATATGGGGACAGCTACGAATCAATTTACGGATGAGATTGATATTAGTGACCCGTCTGTTTTTTCTTGGGCGCTTATAAAAGGTGAAGATGGCGTTGACGGAACAGATGGAGTAAATGGGAAAACGATGTTTACGTGGGTTAAATATGCAGATTCTCCAACTACAGGAATGGCAGATACTCCGACTGGAAAGAAATTTATAGGGTTTGCATATAACAAGGAGACTGCAACAGAATCTACAAACTATCAAGATTACACCTGGAGTCCGGTGAATCTAAATGGTGAAAATGGAAATGAAGTTTTCAATCCGACAATGTCGGGAATGATGGAAGCTACATCTAGCTATACACAATTTGGTTGGGGTACGAATAGCACACATTTCAGATATATTACACCTGAATCAGATTTTCCAACAGATTTTATTATGGAAGTAGGCGGGACGAATAGTACAACGAAACAAGGGTGGTCAAGGAATATACCCGTTATATCTGGACAGACTCTTAGTATTTTAGCAGAAGTAAAGACTAGTATTCCGACTGCTACACGTACTGTTGTACAACTGCTACGTTTTTTTGATGATACGAAACCTGCGAATGCAACAGCACAAGCAGATACAGTCGGTAGCAATAGCTATGTTCACATGTTTAATGACGGACATTCACTCAAGGGAGCAGGAATTACGCAATGGAATAATGAATTAGTAAAAGCACTAACAGTGAATAAGTGGGGTATGTTTAGTTACTCGGTTAAGGTTCCAGAGGGAGCGTCATTTGTGAAAATTGGATACTATAATGGCAGTGCTGATACGACAACGAGAGTATGGGGTAGGAGACCGTTTATGCTTGCCAGTATTGCAGGAGAGGATGGTGAACAAGGACCACAAGGAGTTACAGGACCTAAAGGGGCAGACGGTACGCCACGCTATACATGGCTAAAATATGCAGATAGTCCTACCAGTGGTATGTCGGACAGTCCGACGAATAAGAAGTATATTGGATTGGCTTACAATAAAACCACTGCTACGGAATCATCAAACTACGCTGATTATACTTGGAGCTTAATGCAGGGGGAAAAAGGAGATACGGGAGTTGCAGGACCTAAAGGTGCTGACGGTACTCAGAGATATACTTGGATAAAGTATGCAACGAGTGCGACAGGGGCTAGTATGTCGGATAGTCCTACAAATAGAACGTATATCGGTATTGCTTATAATAAGACGACTGCTACGGAATCTAATAATGCAGCAGACTATACATGGAGTCTTATTCAAGGTGCAAAAGGAGATACGGGAGCAACAGGGCGAGGTATAAGTGCAACGGCGATTGCTTACCAAGCGAGCAGTTCAGGAACAACAGTACCGACGGGAACGTGGGTAACATCACCTCCAAGTGTAGCAGCGAATCAGTTTTTGTGGACTAGAACGGTCTTAACTTATAGTAGTGGTTCGCCAGCTACGACAACGAGCTATAGTGTTGGAAGAATGGGAGCAACTGGAGCTACAGGTGCTACGGGTCCAGCGGGAAGTGCAGGAAGAGGAATTAGTTCTACAGATGTTACCTATCGAGCTGGAACGAATGGAACGACAGTGCCAACAGGAACATGGACAACTACGGTGCCGTCTGTAGCAGATAACCAATATTTATGGACTAGGACAATTATTACCTATACAAGTGGTACTCCAGCCACAACGACTAGTTATTCTATTGGTAAAATGGGAGCACAGGGCACAAGTGGAATTATTGTATCTAGCACGGCACCGTCAAGTCCGACGACTGGACAATTATGGCAAAGCGCAGCAGGACAATCAATACAACGATGGGACGGCTCGAAATGGGTTGTGCATAAGTTTCATGCTGATAATATTTCGGCTGCGAATTTGAGTGCTATTAGTGCGGATTTGGGGAATGTTACTGCTGGGAATATTCGTGGTGTGAATATAGAGGGTGCTCAAATTACGAATATGTATGATGGAAAAAAAGCGGTAGAAATAGGTGGGCACTCAATCGCTTTTTATGACTACAGATATGACGAGCATCTGACGGGGGTGATGCGCTCTACGTGGTTAGGGGGGATGACGTCGAAAAGTACGTTGAGTATTCATGCAACAGAGGAATTGACTATAAGTGCGGGAAGCGGTTTTGAGCCAGCCCTATTGATGAGTGGTTCTAGCGTACGATTTTTGCATGATGTGACATTTGCCGAAGAAGTGTATGGGCGAGGTATAACGCGTGTTAGTAAACACGGCGATTGGACGATAATAGATCACGGTAATGACGTAGTAGAACTATATACGTATATCTCAAATACAAGTGCAACTACGAATATCGTTACTGTGAATAAGAACTTTCCCTTTACATTCACATCTATTTTAAACGCATCGGTTAATTCGATATTTAACGCTTGGGCAGTTACGAAAGCATACGCCAATCAACAGGACGGAATGACGGTAAGAAATAGACTACAGTTAGCGTATGTGACGGACGATACTTCATCAAGAAAATATGGTTTTTCTATACATGTTACTGGAACTATATAAAGAGCAAAAATGGGAGGGGTAAGTTGAATCAAATATTTTTAGGTGAATTTAATGTTGGACTAAAGGAACAGCATAAAAGTACGCATAACGAAATCTGGACACAGGATATTAATTCTGTGTTCTTTTCGTTTAAGCTTAGTAAGGGCGATGAAATGATAGACAATACAACATTGTTAATCGTTCTACCAAATGAAACAAAAGTAATTTTGCAAGGAGTATATGACACAGAAAAAGAAATGTATGTGACGGAGCATTTTGACGCTTCTGTAATTACAAACAGAGCGAAGCAACGAGCATTTGGCTATCTATATGGAGAGGCAGAAGATGGCACTAAAGGATATGACATTGGTAGTTTTTCTTTCTTTGTTGGAATGTCTGCGATAGATGAACCGTTAGAAGAAGCAGAAGGTGTATATGTGCCACGATTTGAAGAGCTGTACGAGGAGTTGAAGAATTTGGGAATTGAAGATGCACCAAATGACTCGAAGACATACGGACGTAAAAACGGAGAGTGGCAAGAGGTTGTTGGTAGTATTGGGGTAACGGAAGAGCGTGTAAAAGAAATTGCAGAAGAGGTAGTAGAAGCTTCTGTAAAAACACAAAGTGGCAGAGTGTTTTTATTCGGACACTACCCAGAAGGGCTAAGAGGAGTGATTAATTTTTCGAAAGAATTTGAGGAAATACCAGTTGTTGCCCCTGTTTATCAGGGAGACGGTTCGGTAGGGGTGCTGCCAATCGTGCAGGCGTATGGAGTTACGACTACAGGGTTTGATTTTCTTGTGCAAGATGCGTCAGGGATCAACAATTACAATGCGTTTATGAACTGGGTGGCAATAGGAAAATAAAATAAGAAAGCGAGGAAACCGAAAATGAATAAATGGGAGACGATAAACATGTTTGAATTTTTGCGAGAACTTATTAAAACGGAAGATACAAAGATATTATTTATACTGGGAGTGATTTGCATAGCAATGGTGATAGATTTCCTAAGTGGTACGATTGCGGCGAAGATAAACCCGACAATAGAGTTTAAGAGTAAGGCGGGAATAGATGGTATATTGCGAAAGATTACGAGTGTAATATTACTCGTATTTTTTATACCTGTTTCTGTGTTGGTTCCAAACAATATAGGCACGGCACTTCTTTATACTTTATATGTTGGGTACTTGATTATGGAGTTGCAAAGTATTTTGGAAAATTATAAGAAGATGGGTGGAGATAGTTCGTTATTTCAGAAGTTTATGGATAGTCTTAAGAATAAAAAAGAATAGGACGAAAGAGAAAGCAGCCTTATGGCTGCTAGTCTCTGCATAGTTCATCAAGGGTAACGTTAAGAGAATCGGCTAGCTTAATGAACGTAGATACTCGACCATCATCGCGTTTTTCTAAGTCCTGAATCGTACGACGAGAAACGCCGCTTAATTCAACGAGCTGTGGAACGGATAGACCTTTTTCAAGTCTAATTTGTTTTAGTTTCATTTTTCTTCCTCCAGCTAATGAAAGTAAGTGTGATTAGAATAATTAGCAATAATAAGATAGTAATATCAAGTAGGCTGAGATTATTAAAATCAATTAATTTAAAAGTTACAAACAAAATCAATAAAGTTGTAATGTTAGAAGTTAATTCTTTCATAGTTTGTGGTGTTATGTTATAATTTGATTAAGGAAGGAGCCTAAGCTCCAACCCTTTAGTGCTTGTCGTTATGGAAGATTTCAGCGAGTTTGTACGCTATCTGAATCACTAACCATATTACGGTAAGCACTTTTATCATAATTTCTAACACCTTGCCACCTCCTTTCTATAAATATATCATGGCACATTAATACGTGCTTGTCAACGAAAAAGAGAAAGAAAAATCAAAAATTTATAGATGATTTTAAGAAGAAAGATGATGAATAGAATTTTATTATAGTTTGTGAAGCAGGGTGCTTTTTGTTTGTTCATAAAAAGGAATTAGAGGATAGAGATTAGTTAATACAGTAACTAAAGCACCTACAAATGTAGGTGCTTTTAATATGCAAAGAAAAGGAGAAAAGTAAATGGGAGCAAAGTTAGAAGTAAGTAAAAGGATTGTACTACAAGGAACTATAACACTAGGTGAGGTGTCTATCGTAGAGGTGAGCGCAACAATCGAGGACGGTCAGGCGGCAACTACGTATATTAACCCATACGATGTAGAAGCATACGAGAAAAACAAGCAGGAAATGCGCAAAATGGTGGCAGAATTTGACAAGCAGAAGTATTCGGAGGAAGACAAGCGACAAGTAGAGAAGGCTTCAGTGGAAACGAAATAAGGTTTTATAATATACTGCTTAGAGCACCTACAATAATTGCAGGTGCTCTTTTTTATGTCTACAGGTAGGGTAGAATAATTTGAAAACTCCTTGACAATGCGTGTAAATGCGTGTAAAATATAACTATGGTAAGGAAAGGAGAAACGAAAAATGCCGAGAACACCAAAACAAATGATAAAGATATTAGAAAAGAACGGATTTATAGAGATTAGACAAGTTGGTTCACACAAGCGATTTGAGAATCCTATAACAGGCAAATCAACAACAGTTCCTTATCACAGTAAAGACCTTACGAAAGGCACAGAACAATCAATACTTAAACAGGCAGGGTTAAAATAACGCTTGCCTAGCATGTTAGGAGGTGTAACATGAAAGAAAGACTATTCTACCCAGCAATATTTGAACAGTTTGATGGAGAATATACGGTGGTTTTTCCAGATTTGGAAGGCTGTCTAACACAAGGAAGTAATTTAGAAGAAAGTTATAAAATGGCTTTTGAAGTACTAGGAATGACATTGACATATTTTGAAGAGGAAAAGAGAGAGCTGCCAGCACCATCTAACCCAAAAGATATAAAGTTAGAAAGGGAACAATTTGTTGCAATTATAGAATTTAATCTACAGGAATATAGAAAAAAATACGACTCTAAGGCAATTAGCAAGAATTGCACAATTCCAAATTGGATGAATACAGTAGCATTAGAAAAAGGATTGAACTTCTCGCAAGTATTGCAGGAGGCACTAATGTTAAGACTGGAAGCTCCGCAGAAACAAAATAAAATCTAATAAACAGTAGTTAATACAGTAACTGGAGCACCTGCAAACAATGTGGGTGCTCTTTTAATGCACAAAAAAAGGAGGCAGAAGATGAGTAGAGATATGACATTGGTACATCCAAGATTACAAGAAAAGGTGGAATTACTAAAAAAGAGATTTCCAAAGATTGGCTTTAGTGATGGAATGAGAACAAAAGCAGAACAAGATGCACTGTATGAACAGGGAAGAACAAAGGCAGGAAAAATTGTTACAAATGTAAAGTACCCGAATAGTCAACATAATTGGGGGATTGCAGTAGATTTCTTTCATAACCAAGTAGGCAACCTATATCCATTACCGTTTATGAATGAAGTTGCAGCTTATGCAAAGAGTATCGGCTTAGGCTGGGGAGGTGATTGGACTGGATTTATAGATAGACCCCATTTATACTTGCCAGATTGGGGGAGTACGACAAGCAAACTTACAAGCCAATACAAAACACCAGCAGAGTTTCAAAAGACTTGGGGAAAAGCACCAACAAGTACTCCGATACCTACACA